TTCCTTTGTTCCTTCACCTTTTTGCATGACACTGAGGACAGTGAAAAGGCTTGTCAGCCTGATAACCAAGGGGTTTCATGACTACAAATAACTCACAAATACGCGGAGTAGAAAGTCGAGCAAACTATAAGTTGCCCAAAAGCTTCCCAAACGGCGGACCGTACATAGTTGGCGTAATGCCACTCTCTCGATTGAGAGTACTCCTCTATAAGGAAGTCACTAAGTATACTTTTTTTAACAAAAGTAAGAGCACGCGGATTTGTTATTTCCGCGAAAGTTGAAGCTGCGCTAGGCTTTGTCCTTGCGTAATTCAGCTCACAGCTCGCCTTAACGAACTCACTTTGAGTGCGTGAACTTGCCCGAAGGGTGCTACCTAGATAGGTATAAGGGCACCGACGTAACACGTGGCCATTTCTCGTGATAATATTTCTATCATCAAGTCCTCCCGTTCGCACGGGTTGTATAGTGTATAGAGATATTTCTACTCCAACACGAAGATGGCGCGTCCCTTTCGTATAATCGACAGGTAAGTCACAATCCTCATCAAACTTTCCAGGGGTCATAGGAGTACCAAAAGTACTATTATGAAACTTGGACAAAGTCCGCATGACAACCTTACAGGCTCGTTGGAAACCGTGTTTCCACAGCTCCTTCGAGTGTTCATAAAGCTGCTTGAACGCCATAGCATTATCTGCTATAGTGATTGTACCTGAGTGTTGATTTCCAACCTTTGAGTTCGCAAGTTTTATCCTGCAAGGCGTCACATCAACACCGAAATAAAAATCAGCACCACAAGATTCCCTAAAGAATCCTTTGGCAAAGCTCTTAGACATATTAACCTCGAGACCAACTTTGGCCAGAGAACGACAAGCTGCTTTCACCCAATGGGTAGGAACGCAGATATCGTCCCCATACACGAAGACCCTTTTACGGATTTCTTCGTACTTGAGGTGAGGATAAGAGCGCTGAACTTCATGACAGATTGCAAGACTTATTAAAAGAGACATGGTTGGGAAGGTAAGACCTGAACCCATTCCTGCAACCTTATTGAGAGGATGAAATTCATCATCGATAAGTACATTGGTGGCCCTCCGGCTACCGTGGAAAAACCAACGTAATCCGGGTGCGTTCTCGAAAATCTTTTTGATGATCTTGATACTGACACGATCGGAAGCATCTTTTAAGTCAAGGGTACTATACATCTTGGATACTGACGACTCTTCAGCAATCTTGCGGTTGACAAGTTGATCCTTAAAGTTTATGGCACCTTCGGTGATGGCCGTTAATCGGTCCGTCATGTAATCGAAGTATGACATTTGCGTCTCGACTCTCTTGAGATGTTCTCTACAGATAGTCCTAGGGCCCCTAGAGTCTTTAGGGACGAGAAGGAGTTCCGAGTAATCGCTTTCGACTACTTTTTTCTGTTCGTACCGGCCGATTCCCTCATAAGGCTTGTAAAAGCCTTTATAAGATTCACAGTCGGAAGGATACACTCCGGAGGCGCGGGTTGACACTCTACTGAGAAAGTAAAGGTCATCGCAGCCAACAAAAGTACCATTTGTACGACGTGGACGGAATTCCTTGAGAATCTCGTGGGCGTGAGGTGCCGCGATCGACGACCAATACCTTTCGAAATCCTTACGCAGCTCGTTTGCGAAAGCGAGCACTTCGGGGTTACCCCCAATTCTTTTGAGATCCTCTTCATTTCGTAAGAAGTTCTCCTTTGCTACTCTCACTTTTTCTTCCGAATAAGGCAATGCAAGCTTGTAGAAATACTCGCATATTTTCCTTATAGTGCCGACAGCGGCACCTTGGATGTCGGAAGGCGGTAGTAAAGAACCATCGTAACAATTAAACACCTGATTAACAAGCTGTCCAAGAAAATGGATGGTAGAATTTTTGAATCTGAACGAAGTTAGAGATGTGCGATCAAAGTAACCTGTTTCCAGGCCAACGATGACTGCTTTCGAAACTTTGGGCAATTCAACCGTGACGAAATGCATCCCTTCAGAAGCAAGTCTTCGGAGAGCATAAGTCCGGTCAGAGTCTGAGATAGAGCAGTCGCGCATTAGCGCAGACATAAGCTCTGTTGAAGAAATTTCCACGACAGATCACTCCTTAATGGTGTGACCCGTCCTATTCCTAATTCTCGCCTGAGGCAAGTCGCACAATGCGATCAGCTGTCAGGAATTCCGAGATGTCAATAGCAAGCGAATCGATTTCACTCGCCGTGAACGATCCCGAAAGAGGCATTTGAATATTAACCGTCACTAACGCTTCTTCCCTTACAGGAAAAGTCGCAGTAGCTGGTGTAAAATCCTTGTGCTTTATACGGGTTACAGCAATAGAGGCTCGTTTAGCCTTAGTGTTAGTAGAAGCCGCAGAAAGACGAAATTCGTCCGCTGGTGCTCCTAAACCTAGGCCAGTCCTGACATAAATGCCAGGCTTACGAGGGTCATACGTGACCGATTGTGCTGTAATTGTGCCCATTGGCATAGAATTGTCCCCTTACGGCCTATAGGAGGCCGCCCGTGTGGTTAGTATCACTTGAGATAAGCTAGCTTATCGAGATAGAGATTTTAGCGCACGATGACCGGCGCCGTAGAAAGCGTTACTTAAATAAGCAAGATCGAAAAGCTGCGATAAATCCGGACTGTTAAGTCCTTTTGGGTCACGCGGAACCTTCTTCTCTTCTAAAGTAACTCCATCAAGGTAATCCCTGTACACATAAGTTGAAATAGCCGCATTAGCGTTGAAACTACATTTGTTATAGTCCCTTGGCGGTTGCTTCCATTTTTCACGAACGCGCGCAGTTATTACTCGCCAACCAGTGAAGTTAGCAGCTTTCACCCACCCTTTAGATGGGGTTATACGTTGAATTGTGTCACCAATGGGGAGTATGTAATCGATAGCAAAACTGAGTGGAATTAAATCCCAGAACAGTTTAGGCGTAGGGTGAAAACCCATATAATCGTAAAAGCTAAGGATGTCATTTTCGTAAGAAATTGAACCCGAAAACTTAACAGTTACATCCCATTCGTGATAAAGAGAACCACCGGACACATTTATATCGCCAGTATTCTTGCGAATATTGTATGATGTTTTGTACTTTGCAGTTCTCCTCGAGCCTTCGAGGATCGAGTTTTTGACGTTATTGCCCGCCGTATTGCAGGCCATTATATCGCTAACCATGGGCATCCAACCCCATTTAACTCCACCATAAGACAGAGACGATACTAACTTCGTTGAAAGCATGGCGACAGAGTCGTCAAACTCAGCAAGGAAAGTAAGCAGATCTGCTTGGTTGGAAGTCGGGAGTTTTTTGACATTGAGGTTGTGGATATAGGAAGTCCAGACATAGCTTGTGGACTCTGGAGAAATCCAATAATCTGCTGGAAGATTCGAGACTATAACTTCCGTTAAGTCCGGACCCTCATGCACACGACGTAACACGCCCGTAAAGGGAATGTGATATACTCGTGACATTGGACAAGGTGGCGTAGTGAAGTCCGTTAGGATATCATTCGCTCTCGACCCAGAGAAATCATCCGTAGCACCTGTAGAAGGAGTACGAGCATAATACGTCCAGTCGACAGAACGCGAACGCGTCCGTTGACGGTGTACACGCTGTCTCTTCTTCTTTTTCATGTTATGGCTGATAAAAAAAGTGAGGATGTGACATTTCCCCACTGTAAAAAACAAATCAAGAGTTTTTTACAAATCGCATGTCACTGCGACATTACCCGGTTCTTAAGCGGG